TACGGTGCGCGTGTCGTACTCCTGCAATACTGCGCTCGAATTACTGCGGCACGACAGTAATGCGACGCTGGCATCAGGAACTATTACAACTCAATATCTTTTGATCTGTCCAGAGGCGGGATTTTAAATATATTTATTCGCGTTTTCTATAGCAGAAATGCCGCTCCTGACTATGCTCCGTGGGAAACGGGCCAGTGGCGTTCGACCATACTCCTGGTCGATCATCGGGAATGCCCATATGTCAAAAAGTTATGAACGCCAGGAGGTCAGAGACGCCTTTGCACGCACACTCCGCGCATTGCGCAAGAAGGCCGGGCTCGCCCAGGAACGGCTCGCCCTCGAAGCTGGTGTGGATCGCGGGTACGTCGGAAATCTGGAGCGCGGTTTGAATTCGCCGTCGCTCGATACCATCATCAAATTCTTGCCGCCGCTAAAGGTCACACTCCACGAATTCTGCCAGGAGTTCGACCGCCAACTGAAGCGCCGCAATCGGAATTAGATAAACTTCGCAATCGTCGCTTCGACGGCACCTTGCAGAACGTCGTCGTTGATGGCCGAACCGGCATCCTGCACGTTCGGATCGAGTACGGTCGGCTGCTGGACCAGCGATGCCGTCTGGTCCGGGGCCTGCATGCAGGTCTGCGCCCACTTCATGCGCGTCAGGTGCGCCGGAACCGAATCGTCTTCGTTCATGATCGTGACCGCGAATCGCAGGCAAGCGACTTTAACTCTCCCGCGAAACGCCATATCTGTGGTGAGTGCTGCGGATTCATCGTATGTCATCGTTAGCTCCTTATTTCCTCGGTTCAAACAGTCCGGTTTCCTTGTTGAGTTCGACGCCGATGCCCTTTGTGGACCCGTCATCAAACGCCTGCGCATCCTGCTGCGATTTCAGGGCGCGGAACGCGTTGTACCACCACGCCAGGAATTGCTGCTCGAAGTTGACCAACACGCGATCCCGCCACTGTTCGGGGAACATGACATCCGGCGTGTAGGGCTGGCAATAAAATGCGGGCGGCAGCAAAGAGTGCGGAACGGTGTACACCTTCTCGCCCTTTTCGTTCGTGGTGACCTGCACCAGATGCTTGCGTTCCAGGTCGTCTAAGTAGTCTTGTTGAGATGCCATAGTTAGGTCCATTCGGCCCATGTTTGTGCGCTGTTAGCGGTTGTCGTGCTGACTGTGTAGTAATCTCCCGCCTTGACAAATGCGGCCAGAGGGAGAAGTCCGTTACTGGACGCGAACGACACAGACGCCACTACTGTCGTTGGCGAACTGCTCGCGTCGGTCTTGAAGCTAGCACTGACGTTGCTGATGACGCTCACTGTCACCATCACAAACAGAGTCTTTCCGCTGGTGTTCTGGTAAACGACATTCACGGCACGAGTAGTTGCCGCATTCCCCGGCCACGGATTGACAACTGCCGCCCGGTTCGTGATACCGCCGCTTCCGCCGCCGACCGCTACACCGTTGATGGTGATGCTTCCTGTCGCGTTGATATTTCCGGTCACGTCGAGCGTGTAAGCGGGATTGATCTGATTGATTCCGACGTTCCCGCCGCTCGGGTTGATGGCAAGGCCTACTGGTGCGTTGGAAAGGGACCGGCACTGTATCCAACTGTTCCAGGGTGGCGCGCCGAGCCAGCCGAAGACCATCTCGACTTGACCACCGGCTTCGATTGAGCAGAGAGCACCCGCGTGCCATGTGAGGCTGTTTGTCGTGGCGACCGGGCCTAAAACATGGAGTGTGGAAACCGGGCTTGTTTGCCCAATGCCAACTCTGCCAAGGCCGTCTACGCGGAAATAAGATTGGTAAGCCCCACCCGACTGATCGGCCCCCGCTTCTAGAACAATGGTATCTGCGCTGCGATGGACAACCTTGGCAAACAGGCCATTAGCAGTCGCGCCATCTGCTCCGTTAAATGCCGCCAGCGCCCAACCAATTGCGGCTGGCTGGCTACTTGAATCAGCACTCTCGGCATACTTGACCAACAACGCTACCGGCGTACCACCGATCAGTGGTACCTGAGTGCCGATCCCAACGATCCCTCCGAATGGATTGATTGTCAGAGGATAGTAATTATCTGGCGGACCGACTCTGACTTGCATCCATGCTGAATACGGCCACGCTCCGGACATGCCGAAGGCGAGCTCGACACCGCCCTGATCGAATGCAGCAACCCCACCCCCGCGATAGTGTAGAGACGGCTCCGTATTGACCGTATTAGGCAAAACGGTTTGTAAGGCATAGTTGACTGACGCTGCCGGAGTGATGCCGATGCCCACCTTCCCGGCGTTGTAGAGCGCATGGCCCGCTCCGTCGATATCGGATAGCCACGGGGTCTGCTGCGTGCCCGAACCCACGTTCTGCCACCAAGTCGGATTGCTGCTCGGCGTGTGGTTCAGGTTTCCCGCCTGGAGCGAGATGTACAGTGCGCTGGAGTATGTAACCTCGTCACCCTGCGCATAGGTCGTGGCAGCGGACCACGCACCTTTCGGCGTGTATGCCACACCAGGAGGCCCCTGCGGTCCCGTGCTGCCGGTACTGCCGGTCGGGCCTGTGGGGCCTGTCGGGCCTGCCGGTCCGGTCGAGCCGGGCTGCCCCGCCGCGCTGAAGTTCCAGTCGCTGAAAGTGCCGCTGCCGTGGGAAAGGTCCATCTGCACGACGAGGCTGGAGCCCGAGTAGGAAGTGACTACGCCTTCCATCCAATTCGTCGGGCTACCGCTACTCGTCGCACGGATTCGGGCACCCACGCTATAAGCCAGATCCGTCGAAGTCGTGAAGAACTTGGAACCCGTGCCGATTGTGTTAAGCGTGCCGCTGCTGCCCTGATAGCCGCGCGGCGTCGAGATGGCGAATACGGTCGGCATTCGAGGACTCCTATTCGAGTTGCTTCAGGCCGTTCAATTCGGGGATTGGATCGCTTTCCTCGCGAACCACGAACGCAGAGCGGTCGGAGGTGAGGTGCGCCAGACCGGGCGTCAGCCCGCGAAGTTTCGCGACAATCGTGATCGCTTGAATGTACGGCCCGAAGGCCTCTTCGATAACTGCTCGTTCTTGCGGAGTGAGTGGAATGGTTTTCATAATTTACCTTAGAAGCTATAGATGGGAATCAATCCCGCGCTGCCGTTGATGCGAATCGCGAGGAAGTACTGGATCGTGCCGCCGCTCCCATAGGTCACGCCGCGAATATCCAGGGCCGGATTGGAATCGGATCTTCCGACGAGGATGATCGGCGGGCCACCGCCAGGAGCCGTGCCGCCTGCCAGCGTGACGTTGCCGGTCAATTCCGACGATCCCGAATTATAGAGATCGTTGTGAATTGTGACGTTCTGCGTGTCGATGTTGCCGCCCTGAATGCTAGAGGTGACGCCACTGGCGAGGAACGTGGCGGTGCCGGAATTGTCCAGCGTGATCTTTGCATTGTTGGCGGCTTTCGCAATCTCAACGCTTGCGCTGGTAAGGGTCACCGTCGAGGTTTGAGTGCCGGTATATGCCAGTTGCACGGCTGTAGCCGTCAGGACCGTCTGATACTGCCCATAGACCAGCGACACTTGCGTGCTCTGGATGCCGATGCAAGGGTAGTTGGAATCGCCGTCCTTCGAGAAAAATTGCAGGTAAAGCGGATTCACGATAAACGACGGAACCAGCGTGGCTGAGGCCGACGAGGTCGCCAGCAATTTCATCCCGTTTGAGTTGAGCGAATTCGTGATTATTACATGCGGGTTGACCGGCGAAGGATTGGTTGGCGCGATTACCTGATAACTGTCATAAGTCATCACGATACCCGTGGCACCGATATCCAGCCGGTAGTATGGCCAGTCGATCAGGCTCAGGCCGCTCGCAGTCAGCGCCATGTATGGGGACTGCAGTCGGTTCGCATCGTTCCGCGAGTACAACGCGATGCCGCTGCCGTCGAGGATAGCCGCCGCCCCGATATTGCTGGCCCCACCGGCATACAGCAGGACGTTGCCTGCCGTGACCTGGGTGTACGGTTGCGAGAGCAGGCCCGACGCTCCATCGGAGCCTGCCGCGCCGAACAGCGTGATCGCACTGTTAGTCAGGCCGATGACGGGTTTGCTGCTGCCTTGCGACAGGTAGACATCCCCCGTGAAAATCGCGGAGCCATATACCAGTTGGCCAACCGGCAGCTTCACGAGCCCATCGACCACGGCATTCGCCTGCAGCGCGCCCGACGCGCCGATGGCGCTGACGGAGAGTTGATCCGCTTTCACGGCGTCGTCCGCGATCCATGGGGTGTCGACACCTTTCGGCTTCAGCGCAATTTGCCGAGCGTTGTTTTCGAGAGGGTCGGCGAAGAGGAGGTCGAGCGGATCGCCCGCGCCGCCGTGGAAGATGGCGACCGCGAGCGGCGCGGTAAACGATGTGTTCGGATTGGTCAGCGATAAATTAAGGGCCCACGGCTGCTGCGCGGGCGTGAGGTCATAATGATCCGCGCCGCCCGGCCAGCCGGGTTGCAGCGTGTAGACGCCGCCCCCGATACTGCTGCCTCCGGGTCCGTCGGCATCGGTTCCGGCCCTCGATACGGCGTACACGCGGAACCTCACCGTGCGCCAAGGATTCGGCGTGCCGTCCGGAGTTTGGGTCACCGGCCACGGCCACAATTCGGAGTCATCCGGGTGGCCGACCAGCTTGATGATACTGCCCAAGACCGGCGCGCCCCCCTGCACGTCGCCACTGCCGTGGTGCGGGCGTCCGATGAACAGCGTATCGTCGTGCGGCACGCTACCCCATTGATCGGGATACGTGTGCCAGACGCCGTCAGAGTCCGTGTAGCCCGTTTCGCAGGTACACATCGAGAACCAATAGTTCTCGTCGTGGCCTTCTTCGGGCGTCGTCCAGTCAAGCTCGAAGTAGAACCAGAACCACTGCCCCGGATCGCGCAGCGCATAGATCATCTCGTCGCCGGTCGCGGGGTTTATGAGGAACTGGATATTCGTGCAATCGTCCGCGCGGCAGGCTGCAACCGGGATCACGTCGAACGTGCCGACGGGAGCTCCATCGGGCGGATCGTCCGTGTTTACGTTCCCGTCCGCTGCGGACACTTTCCAGGTGCGCCGCTTGTCGCTCGTCGGCACCCAGATGTTTCCAGCCAGCGGCTCGCCTTCCGTGCCCCAGGTCTGCTTGCCGATTGTCACGTCGGTGAGGCTCTTGCTCTGGCTGATCAGCCAGACGCCCTGGCGCACCCAGACGCCGTCGCCGAATTGCACCCAGAAGGTGACATCGGTATCGGTCGCCGGATGAGTGAGCGTGGGCGTCAGCTTGATGACCGTGTGCTGGCCCAGTTGACGGTCGACGTAGTGCGGCCCGATCTCCTCGCCGGTAACCGCCGTCACCGGGTTGGGCGTAGGCGTGCCGCCGCCACCGTCGCCGCCGCCGCCGGTCCCGCCTTGCAGTTCCACAATCCAGGAGCCCGTTGGCCCGCCGGTCTTGGTGAGCGGGCGCAAGGGGCGGTGCGGCTTTGCAATCCGGTTCTTGGTCATGTGCTGTAGATCCCCCCTGCGGTCAGGCGCGCCGTTCCGCCCGCAGTCGTGATCGATAGCTGCGTGGTGCCGTCGGGAAAGGTGTCGGGCGGGCTGGTGTTCAGGATGGTCGTATTCGGACCTGAGTTGAAGATCAGCACGTCGCGTCCCTGGTAATCGGCCAGCGGCAGCAGGTTGATCGTCACGTCGTTGGTCGAGGTGTCGACGCGGATCACTTGATCGGTGATCTCCAGATCGTATGGGCCACCCTCGGGGCCGACGAGCCGCACGGTGGGCGGCTGGCCGAACACATAGATCATGCGATAGCAAACGAACGCATCGTCCGTTTGCCGCCCGTCACGGTCGATCAGCCAGCCGCCCACCAGCACCACCTCGTCGGTTAGATTCGGGGCAAGGGTGTGCATCTCGATGGCGACATCGGGCGTCGGCGCATCAAGCTTCGATGTCTCGCTCGGGTCGAGCCACTCCGGGTCTTCCACGATGTAGAGCGAGGTCGTATCGGGAGTCACGTCCCAGGCCGGTGTGACGGTGTGCGTGTACTGGTCGTTGGCACTGATATAGCGCCACTGCCCCGCGCCGGTCCCGCGCAGGATGCGAACGATCTTGCCGACTTCCGCGCCGGGCTTCATACCTGCGGACTCTGGAAATTGCTGCCGGTTGACGCTGTTGTCCCACATCGTGTTCGTGATCGAGTGGGCGTCTGCGGCAGTCGCCTGCGAGTAAACGATCAGCACGTCGCCGGGCTGCACGGAGTTGGTGGTATCGCCCGCGCTCGCGCAATACGGGCTCACGGTCAGCGTGCCGGTCGAAGCATTGAATCCGATCACCTGGAAATTCCAGACCGGCACCTCGCCGTAAACGTTGGAGCACACAAAGAGAAGCTGGCCGATCCAGTTATCCGTCGAATCCAGCAGATCGAGGCAGGTGATCTGATTCGGCGCAGTCACGTCGGTCACGAGCAACCCCGCGATCCCCGCGTGATGCACATGCTTCGCCTGGATCTTCACGCCGGTCGCCGCAGCTTCCGGCAGGCCTTCGGTCCAGTATTCAATCGGCCCGGCGAAGGAGAGCGTCGTGGGTGGCGCGCCGCTGCCGCCCGTCTGTGTCTGCTTCGCGATGCGCCGCCGGTCTGTGCCTGCCCATAAATCCCATCCCGTGAGCACGCTGCCGGGGTCGCTGGCCGGTGCGACGGTGAGCACGATCTTCTGCGCCACTAGGCCGTTGGGTATGTAGACCGCCGTCAGGTTCGATGGTGCCGTGGGCGATTGATTGGCATCGTGCTGCGTCAGCGCCACGTATACCGTCTGCGGCCCGGCGAGAATTCCGCCTGCGGTGAACTCGATGTCGAGGATGCGCGGCTGCGTCTGACCGGCGAAATTATTGACCGTCATTTTGCCGCGCACCCAGATCGATGGTTGCCAGACGCCGTCCGTCGTGATCTCGTACTGCTGCCAGAGCGCAAAGGTCCGCTCCCAGGCCGCATACACCGGATCGCCCGCCGACGGCCCGATCTCGTTCGGCATCCACGCGAGGCCGGTCGGAGATTGCAACCGTTCCGGCGGCGCGGGCGGCGGCATCACATCCGTGGGCTTGGGTCCGACCACGAGGTCATACATATCCTCGGTCGTGCAACTCGCCTGGATGTCGATGGAGAAATCCGGGTTGATCGCCCACCGGCTGACGCGCCCCTCCGCGTAGCCGGTCACGCCATAGGTGGTTGTGATCTTGTAGGGAAACGCGGGGTGTTCCAGCCCGACGATGTCGCCTACCTGCGTGCCGAGCGCGAGCACGGTGGTTCTGAACTGGAAGTTGCGCGCAATCATCTGCTCGTCCACGGCGCTATCGGTACCGTGCGGCCCGCTGCCGCTCTTGAGCCCGCCGATCTCCTCGCGCAGCCGCGTACTGATGAGACGCGCGCACTGGCTCAGATTCGACACGCCGACGTAGTTGATGTTCTGCATCAAGTACTGCGGCGATTCGACGGTGCCTAATGTGCTCGCGTGGTCGATGTCATAGACCGTGCAGTTATTCAGCTGGAAGCCAAACGCCTGATCCCCGAATTCGCCGGTCAACCAATTGAACGAAGGCTGAAGCGGAGACATCACCAAGCTGCGGAAAAGGATGGTCGCTTCGGTGAAACCGTTCTGGTTGAGCACGCTCGAATTCACGCGGATGATCGGAAAGAATTTGCCGTTGCTGAAAACGAGGCTCGCGCCGCAGCAGTTGAGGATTTCGCGGAGCCAGTCGCGCACCGGCTTCTGCTCCTTGAGAATGCCCCGGAACGGGAACTGCATCTCCGTGCCGCTGCCGATCAGGACCGGCACATCGGTGTCGCAGATCGAGGCCATCTCGATGCACTGTTCCACGTCGAAGTGCTGCTCCATCTCCTCTGGGGAAACCGCGCCCTGGTTCGTGGGATCGACGCGCAGGCCGATGGCGCGCAGGTACACGTTAAGCGCCACCCAGATGCAGTTGTGCAGCGCGTTCAGCCAAGTGCGCGCGCCGGGCGCGGTCCATACCCAACCGCCGAGCCCGCCGACGACGGCGATCTGCATCGAGCGGTCGCTGATTGGCGAAAGCTGGAGGCCTTTCTCGTCCGTGCGCCGAATCTCTGCCATCGCGATGCCTGCAGCGAACGTGGAGTCGGGCGGGATATAGATCTGTCCGTCGGAGCCGTTCCACTTCCCATCAGGCCCGGCCTGTGAGATGCCGACGAAGTCGTGCGAGCCCGAGGGGTCCGTCCCGGTGAAGGCGCGGAAGCCGCCGAAGTTTAGCGGATCGTGCGGCGGCTGGCCGTCGAGCTTGTGGAGGATCAGACTACCGTCCGGGCCACCGGCGAAACTGGAAATCGGTCCTTCGCCCACGATGCCAAGCGCGGCGTAGAAAGTGTTCTCGTCGCGGCCCTCCGCGACATCGGCGGTGACGAGCATCTGGCCGTCCGTGAAGATCTCCTGCAACGGTCGCTGATACACCGTGTCCTGCACGACGCTCACGCTGGTCATCGCGGACCTGCCGAAGCCCCAAACGCCGGTCGAGTTGTCCTTGATGTGAACCGCCTGCGGTGGGAACACCATACCTCCGAACGAATGCGGCACCCCGCGCGCGACGCATGAATCGTAGTCCTTCGGGCAATCGGGAAAACTCGATGTCGATGGGCACCACCGGCCTTTATAGACCTTCCAGCACGTGCGCAGGATCTTTCTCGATGGATAGGGCAGCGTCAGCAGGAACGCGCCATCGGCCACGTTGACTTGGAACTTACCGCTGGTGTCTAGCTGCCAGTTCGTCAGATAGCCCGCCCATAAGTCGAGCAAGCTCCGGTCTTGGACGTGATACAGCGTGAGTTGTACGCTCGCGGCGTAGAGATTGACTTGGTTGACCAACTGCGTCCACACGCCGTCGCTGTTCCCGAAGTTGAAGCTTCCCGCGTCGGAGTTCTCCCCAAGCGATTGCGAGATGCCGCTCCAGTCCAGCATGCGCGGCAGGTAGAGATCGCCGTCGATCTGGCACCGCTGGTTCGACAGGCGCAGCATGGTGCCGTCGCGTGTCTCGATGGTCACCAGCGGAATGATTTGCTGGAATTGGCTCGTGAGCGCAGCCGTCAGCGACGCGTCGGGAAACCGCGAGAGGCGCGGCGACCGGGAGGTGTAGACGACCGGCGCGTCCACCTGCTCGATGAAAGTGACGCCCGGCCCCTGCGTCAGCAGAGCCACCATGTAATCGAATCCGAGCGTCGGGTTTTCGTAGCGGACGGTGTACGTCGCCTTGCCGCCGGGTTCCCATACGTCCAGCGGGAATTGAGCATAGCAGCCCTGCGCCTGCTCCCAATGCGCGCGCAAGGCATTGTACTCCGTGCAAGCCAGATGGTTCTTCGAGAACCGGAAGCGGCGCGGACCCGCTGGAGCCGTGAGGAATCGTTGCTCCGTCTTCAAACCCGCCTGCCCGAACGTGTGAACGATGATCGGTGGCTGATAGTCGGTGCCGCTGCCGTAGTCGGGCTGGATCGGAAACTTACCAATCGTCGGCGGCGTCGGCACGACTATCGGCCCGAGCATATCGCCATCCGGCGGCGGCGAACTGTCCGGTGGCGCAATCGTGATCGAGCAATCGAGGTACTGCGTTCCCGGCCCGTCGCCGTTGTTGTCGATGACCGCAACGCTCACGAGCCAGGGGTCATTGTCCGCCGTGGGCGTGCCGCTCAGAACGCCCGACGAACTGAAACTCAACCCCGGCGGAAGGCTTCCCAGAGCCACCCAGTCGTAAGGCGGAATACCGCCGGTCGCCAGGAAGGTATGGCTATAGGGCACCCCCACGACTCCATCCGGTGGATTGTTGCAATCGGCGGCTAGGTCTGGCGGCGCAGGCGCTGTAATTGTCCACGTAACGGCGCGCGTAACCAGAGAAATGGCGGCAGGTCCAGGGACCAGGGTCATCGGACTTGATTGGAGCACCGCATACACGTTCGCCTTTGAGACAGTAATACCCGGGAGCGGCGCGAGCACCGCATACACGTTCGCCTTCGAGACGCTGATCCCGGCCATTGGTTCAGCTGCTGCGGAGGTTCAACTGCAACGCGTTGATCGCTGCCGTCGTCCACGGCGCGCCCGTATTCGGATCGTTCGGCCCGATGAACTGAGTGAACGTGGCATACGTCACTCCCGCCGTCTGTGCCGCACCTACTGACACTGTGGTACCGGAACGAACGCCGAGCGCCACCTGGGTCGCAACCGATCCGGCTGATGTATTGGCGCGGGCACTCACCATGACGTTCTTGACCACAAAACTTCCGGCTGGCAGGTCGATCAGGTTGTACTGCTGATCTTGCAGGGTGACGTTTGTGACGTTATAAGTAGCATCGTTGACACCCGTCTCATTTACGTCGGTGAAAGCGCCGGTCCATTGCTGCGTCGTTCCTGCCGCATTTGGCGCTAACGTGACCAGTGCGAGGCTGCGCGTGTCTTCGTCGGCCACGATTATTTCCGAGTAATAGACATTAAAGGACGTAGAGCTATAGAACCAAACTTGATCCAGATTGGAGACACCACTTGCGGCAATATTACCCGTGTATGTCATGATTAGTAGCCCGTCAACCCATACATTCACTGTCGCTGACGCGCCATAATTTATTAGTTGCAGATCCATGCGCCTGAAAGCTAAGCTTGCAAAGCTCGTGCCGGTTTCAGTTACAAGACTTGTACTGGTACCGGCATCCTGCTTATATAGCCCCAACCTGCCAGCAGTACTCGTAAATCCGATAAAGATACCGCTATTTGTGCTTGATTTTCCGAGGCCAAACATTAACAGATTAGAAACCGCTCCAGCCGCACAATACATCCGCCATGTCAACCAACAAGATGTTACCGGCCCAAACGTCTGTGATTTTGCGACACTGCCATTAGCTATAGGCATACTAATCGAACACCTAGCATAACCTGCACGGTAAGCCGCAGCGCCGGGTTGGGCAATTGGAAGATTGCCATTCGGGAAATCGATATCCTCGCCTCCCATCCACAAAATCGACATACTATTTCCTCGCTTTCTTGGTCATCCGACCTCCCGCAATCCGAGGCTTACCGTCGCGGCGTATCCCTTGAACAACGGCGGGTTTGGCGGCGGCTGCGGAATCATCTCGGCGCGGTCGAATCCATAGGTTTCACTCCAAGCGCCCTCGAAGGCCACGATGTAGCGGCCCACCGGATCGCCGCCGCTCGCGTCCCAGGAGAACGGCGGGGCAGTCTCGCGCGGGTTGTAGAAGTAGAACGGCTTGCCCTGCCAAGTCATATAGAAAGTGCGTAGATCTGTATAGTCAGTGGGCGAAAGCGTTGCCTGCATCGTCCAGTAGTGCCGCTCGTAGTGCGCGAGCGCCATGCGATCCGTCGAGCCATCCGGGTAGAGATTCAAATCGCACTCCAGGTGCATGTCCTCGTGGAACGCGCGGCAGAGATGCGCTGGCATCACGGCGGTAGGTTGGGCGGGCGTGAGGTTCTGAGGCATAGCCGGTTAGCTCAAGGCCGTCAGAGGCTCCTGCATCGCCGCCGTGGTGGTGAGGCGGCTATCGCCCGCCGTCGCGGCAGCGGCGTTCGCCTGCGCGATAGCGGAGGGGTTGCCCCGGATCGTCGCGAGCGTCAGTTGCTGCCACTGGTTGTTGATGATGCCCGACGCGCCCGGCACACCCAGACTCGTCCCGGCGTTCAGGCCAACTGCAGTCGCCACCGCCGTCTGGTATTGGTAGCTGGTCACCCCGGTGTACGGGTTCTGCACCTGGACGCCGCCCTGGTAGACCGGCTGAAGCTGCATGCCCTGCGTCGATTGCGCAATCGTGGCCGCGTACATCTGACGCGGCATGTTCGCGGCTTGCCCGGTCGAGAGCGCATACAGGCGCACGAGGTTCTGAACCTCCTCCGAATGCACGCCGACGCTCACGCTGCCGCCGTACTTGGTATCGACAATCTCTTTGATCTGTTGCAGGATTTTTATATCGCTGATGTCGATGCCGTAAATCTGCTTGATCATCGCGCGAATGCGTTCCGTCTCCGTTTTCACGAACAGGCGCACAACGCCGGTAATGGCACCCGCCGCCGCGCCGATCCCCGCTCCGATCAGTGCCCCCACATGGCCGAATTTCAGTCCGATCATCGCCCCCGCCAGCGCACCGCCCGCCACGTCCATGCCCAGACCCGCAAAGCCGCCCTTCTGCACGCCTGCGGTAAACAGGCCCAACCCTGCCCCCGCAAGCAGACCTTGCCCCGGCCACATGCCCAACTGACGGGCGAGTGGCAGGCCCATCAGAGTGCCGCCCGCGACCGTCGCCGCCGTAAGATGCTTGCGCAGCCCAACCCCGAGCAGCGCCGTGCCTCCAAGCGCCGCAATATTTGCAACGCCTTCGGAGCCAAGGACACTCCAGACGTTGGTGCTGCCCGCGCCAGTCGCGGCACCAATCCCGAATAGGTCCTTGAGCTTTCCCATGTTCAGGACCTTGGAAAGCCCGCTAAGTGTAGACTTTCCGCCTCCACTCAAGGCACCAGCCCCCGCCATCGCGACGGTGCCCAACTGTCCGAGCACCCCTTGCTGCTTCGCCATCGCGATGATCGCCGGGTCGGCCATTGCCGTCAACGAGCCCGGCTCTGGCGGTGTCGGTGGATATGCCGGTGCCTCTGGAGGCAGCGACGGCGGCAACATAGGCGGCGTGTATTCGAAGCCGCCGGTCGCGCTGCGCGACCATCCCGCTGGCAACCAGTCGCGCCCGGTCGCGGTGAAGGTCGGCTCGCCGCCTACCATCGTTGCCGGTGTCCCCAAGTTCGCCTGCACCCGA